CGAATATTAATTAGCGTCTGCACCTCAGGACTTCGCGGAAGCGTCCCTTCCGGCCTGATGTTCTTAACGATCTCTAGCGCTTTTTCGGGGTTCATATGCTGTGCCTGTTTAAGATCGCGAGAGCGGTCGGCGGGGCCGATTCCATGGCAGCCAGCACGTCGGCGCGATCGACCATAGCCAAGAACCGTTCGGCGAGTTTACCCGAATATCAGCGTATTTGGCGCCGGGAAGCGGATCGTCAAATCTGATTATCTCGGACAATTCCCGCTGAACTACTTTCGGCACTACGATTATATTCATGATCTATCCCTGCTCAAGAGTTAAAGACCCTAGGCGTCCTGACCATTGAGTTCGGACTTAGCGGGCTCTTTCCCGTGCCCTGCGTCATTGCTGCCTAGAGGTATTGCCTTCAATCTTCTGTCGAGGTCACGCAAATTACGCTGCTTCGCGAAGCAGCGCTGCGGCTTCCTGCTCTTTGCGCTTTACTCATGCTCAAACTTCAACTTGGTTGCTACTATCTTAGCGTGATGATTTGCTATGATCTGCGACTGCTCCTTAAACGAACGATCGCGCCAATCTTTCGTGGCTGGGGCTGGGCACTTTCCGCTAAAGCCGTGGTATAGAAATATTTCTTCACCTTCCGGCATCTGTTCGCCACAGATTTTACACTTGCTCATGCCTCAGTTCCTCGATGTTCGGTCATCAGGGCTAGTTCTTCCATTCGAAGTTCTGGCCGTTCTCGGCGTATTGGATCGAATCCACGCGATCGTTGCTCAAATAGACGTAGAACACAGGATCACGGTAGGACCATTGTTCTTTGCGAACGGCGCCGCCAGCGATCATCTGGTGGTTGATGCTACGCGGCGTCCCGCAGCGCCCCATCAGATCGTCTTTGGAGATGTTCAGCAGATCGCCGCTGGGCACACATTTAACAGCGGGGGGTGCAGCAGCGATGGCCTCAGCCGGGGCTTCCCGCTGAAAGCCCATTCGGAAGAAATTGATCGTCAGGGCCAGACAGACGATTCCGGCAACGAAGTTAATAACAGGGGGCATCATCTGTCTCCATTCGTCACTGACGCTGGCTTAAACAGGCACCCGAGCCTGGCGCGCGCGGCCCGCTGAAGCGCCAATACTCCCACGGAGCCGCTGGCCAGCAGTGTCGTGCCCTGTGCCGGCGACTTCCCGGGCTTCCCGTCAATGCCGATGAACTTCAGTTTCGGGGCCACGAACAGCGCAAGATCTGCCCGCGGAGCGTATTCCTGCCACCATGGTGCCGAGGTGCGATCGGGCACAAGGGCGATGCCAAATCCATGCTGGAAGAACCTATCTAGCCATGGGATCAGTCCATTGCGGCCGCCGAAGGGTGGGTTCATCCAGACAAACCCGAGCCATGACTGCTGCAAACTTGCCTCTGTCACAAACACCTCTGATGGGATCCACGGCGTGACCTCTCGCCCAGGGCTGGCAACGTCCATAGCGAAGCGGCAATCGAGAGCATCAAAGACGTGCGGCGGCGTGTACCACTCGTCAGTTGCTCCGAGGCATTGTTCGTGCAGCGCCATAGTTCGGTGCTCCCTACTGATTACCGTTAGGAAGTGGGGGTAACGCAAGTATGCGGGCGGCTTCAGCGGAGGCTTTCGCGACACGCTCAGTTCGCAGTTTCGCTGCGGCCCTCATGGCGTCATCGTACCGACGGTGCCAAGTGACCCCCTCCTTGTACCAATGGCAGGATTGCTCTCTATACGGGCTCCCGCTCCGGTAAAATTGAAGGTTGGCATCATCTGGCTTCCCGATGATCTTGATTTCCTCAATGCCATTGTCATCGAACGGCGCGGTTATCCATGCTTTCATGCCGCAGTCTCCCTATGTTCACTGATCATCGACTATACGGACATTCCCAATCACACTCTTCGCTGCCGGCCTTGCTGCACTGTGGACCAAGCCGTCCGTTGGTCCATCGACCGCATTCTTCGCCTGGGTCGTAGTCGTGTTCAGGGTCGCCGTTGAGGTCCTGATCAAGGCAGTCCGCAGAACAATAAAACTCCAACGGTGCGGGACCGCCGACCATGTACCAGCCTTCGGCCGGCTCCGGTTTTTTGCAGTTCTGACATTGGTCCGTCATGCCTCAGTCCCTCATTGCCCTTGCCTCACCGGGCAGCCTCAACATGGCCTTCAACGTCGATCGGCTCCGGAACTGGCAATTCCGCCGTGATCCAAAAGCGCTGATATGAGCCCTCGTACTCGCCGTTATCGGCGGTCTCCTCGACCATTGACCAGTCTGGTTCTTTCATGGCGCCAGGGTAGCCATACGCGCACCAGCGGCCGTCTGGCCCAACCACGGCTGGTATCCGGATCTTAATTGTTTTCGCCATCGTCATCCTCCTGCCGCCCTATGCGGCCAATTGTTTCATGGTCAGTTCGATTGCCTTGAGAAGGTTCTCCCGCTGGGCACCGGTCGCTCCTCGCAGGTTCTTGAGTTGCTCGATCGCGTTGGAGCAGCGATGGCCCTTTGGGGTATCGTCGCCGTGCTTCGTTCTGGTGGCGATCAGGTCGCGGCGGGTGTTCTCGTAAGTCAGGTCTAGCGGCACAGCTTCGGCACAGTTTGAGACCAATGTTCCTGAGTCGTTCATGGTTTTCATCCTTCCAAGTTGACCTTAAGTGGTTGAAATGTATAAAGGCGCTGTCGTTTACACCGAGAGGGTCGGCGGTTCGAATCCGTCGCCGCCTACCATAAAACAAGGCACTTCTTGAATTGTGGAACTGGCTTCGGATCAGTTTTGGCACAGATATCATACCTCAGATGCCTTGGATTGGAAGTCCGGATGGTGCTTTCCATAGGTGTTTTCCAACGTCCGTAGCGACATTCCGAGATGTCCGGACGCCTCCCATGGGTCAATTCCCTTCTGCATCAGCCAGGTTGCGCGCGTGTGGCGCAGCGTATGCGGGCTGACATCCTCAAGGCCAGCCTCGAGGCATGCCGAATCCCACGATCGGCGCAGCTTCTGGATGGGCTGGCCATCGTAGTGGATGACGTGCTTGATCTTACCGTCGCGCTTCTTCCAGCGCTTCATCAGTCGCACCACGGCGCGGCCCAGCTTGACCGGAGGCTTGCGCTTGTTAGCGGCCTCGGTCTCGCCGGCCGCCTTGCGGGTCAGGACGCCGCTGCGCAAATCGACCTGTTCCCATTTCAGGTTGAACAACACGGCCGACCGCGAGCCGGTCTTTAGGGCCAGGATCACGAAGCGGTACAGGTGCTCGTGCTTCATTGCCGCCCGGCGCAGCCGGTGAGCTTCTTCCTCGGTCAGCCAGCGTTCCCGCGGCTCCGGCTTATCGGGCAATACGATCTGCGGCGCCCGCGCCAACGGTTCTTTCTTTTCGTGCCAATAGAACAGGGCGGCGCGCAGCACCTCAAGATCCCTGCGCGCGGCGGATGCCGGACGGTCCTTGGAATATGCTTCGCAGTTCTCTGCGTTCACGTCGGCCGCTCGCTTCTTGCCCCAGAACGGGGTCAGGTTCGAAATGTTGTGCGCCGCTTTGTCCGCGGCCTTTGTCTTTGGCAGCCGCTCCTTCGCATAGATCAGCAGGACATCCGCGATCGAGGGCGAGGCGGTAAGGGCTGGCTTGTATTTGCGGGCGATGTACTCCGCGAGCTTCTTTTCAGCGTCCGCGTGGTCTGACTCAGCGCAACCAGTGCGGATGAAACCCTGTCCATCTCGGATAGCCCATTGACCGCGCTCTCGGTCGAGATAGAGGCGAGCGCCTTTTGATTGCCTGGGCATCGGTCCTTCATCTCCCGGACGCTTCGCAGCGTCGTAAACCAGCGCCGACCGACCTTGAAGATTTGCAGGTTCCCGCGATCGGCGAGCAGGCGCAAGGTGGAAACCTTGATCGTCCCCCGATACACGATATCGACGGCCTCCTGCAACGTTACGGGATCATCGGCGGCGGGTTCGGTCATGGCTTCCCCGCTCCTCCGACAGCATGGCGAGAGACAAAATAGCTGCATCCCTCGCCTTGGTCCGGTTCTATGTGAGATGGCCGCGGCGGCTCATAATGATAAACGGATTTTGGAAGCCGTAGGGGCTCAATCTTTGCCGTGCAGAGGTAGGAGCGGTCCTTCCGAATCCTGACCTTACCATCCGCATCAGGCAAAACTCGCAATAGTGCGCATTCTCGACAAGTCACCTCCCGCCCTCCTGTGGCTTGCTCTGTGTGGACACAGCAACGGGGATGCTCTTCGCTTCACGCTTGCGGCGCAACCGATCGTCATTGAGCCATTTGATCATCTCGTCAGGATCGGAGCGATAGCCGCCGCCGTATCCCAAAACCTTCCCGCAGTTGCCGCCAACCGCGATAATCATCATGCCGTCCGCGTGGTGCGCTTCGACTACGGTTGTCTGCCCAGCCACGTATGGGGCTCTGCCGTATCGGTCGGTCGGATCGTTCAGCTTGTGGCGCACGGCATCCGCAAGCTGTTTGCCGAAATTCGGAGCCGCCTCGATCGCGCTAAGTTGGTCAACCAGGATAACGACTGTTGCGTTAAACCCCATCGCTATTCTCCGGTATGGTGGTGTCCTGTGGACACAGCGGGTGCTCTTCGTGCCAGAGCCAAAGCAGCGCTGCATTCGCAAGCTGAAACCGAACTTCGTGCTCTTTGGCTTGCGTCTTGCGATGGCCGGCGGCGGTAGCCATACTCGGCTGACGTAATTGACGCCACGCGCGGGACTTTTCGATCAAGGCAGCTTTGGCTGCTTCCGGCGTGCCCATATATTGGCGATCATCTTCGATGGTCATTTTGCCTCACTGTTGCTAGCTGGGCGCGACATCGCTTATGATCCCCCCAGCGGGGGGTTGATATCGCGCAAGCGGCTTTCTAGGATCATCACGGCTTGCGTGAGATCGCGCTCTTGGCGAGCGGCAATGTTGATGTCGTCTTCGCGGTCGGATGGCACGTTGAGTTCGCACGAAAGTTTTTCTATGGCGTGCTGGCTACTCATTCTGCCGGCTCCGTGGGGGTCGGAAGACCCGTGCGACTTGCCATGCCATCCGCGATCGAGATCTGCGGGAGATTGTTTATCACCTGTTCTAGGTCGGGCCTTGAGGCCCTGAAGCTGTCCAGCTCCGCTCTGGCGTGCTCGGGAAGGTCGTGGGTGCTGCTGTGGAGTGTTTCCCCCGTCATGCCCCACACGCGCAGGACATACTTCCCGCTGAAGTATCCCTTGGTAATCGTGTGGCCGCCGATCTTCTCTGAATTTAGCATTTTAAGCGGCCTTCTTGACGCGCTGGCGCCGGGCAGACTTCATCGTCTCCAAAGTAACCCGCAAGGCATGAGGATTCGGAACCTCACCCCCGCTCTTGTCCTGACACTTGGTATCGCTCATGAGAGCAGCCCCGCGCGATCGAGGAGCGCCTTGATCTTTGCGCTCCGCTCCGGGTTCAGGTCGTGCATTTGCTTGAGCATCTGCAGGGCATCGACGAAAATGTTGGCGGTCTCCGCCGTGTCGCAAAATGCCACGTCGTGAACGGCATGACCTGTGTGCGATCCGCATTTCTGGACGGTGTGACCATTAACCCCGCCGGTCCGCCAAGAATTATGTTTGCCTTCAATAACGCTCATGAGAGTCCTCGCCAGTTCTCGGGTTCTATCGTCGGTCAGGGTTGCGGTTGGTAATTGTAAGTCGTCGTATCTTTCCCGTATTGAACCGACTCGCTAGTGATCTTGCGATCCTTGTCAGCATTCTTGATGACAAGTGTGCCGCCCGAAGCCAGCACCATGGCTTTAATGGTCCGAGACATTTCAAATGCCCAGTTCCTGAGGGAGGCGGTTTCCTTGTCGATCAAGGCCGCAATCTCGGCGCGCTTCGCGGCGTCGTCCATGGCAGCGGTCACCCGCTTCATCCGCTCGACATTATGATCGAAGCACCAAACCGGGCTCCACCATGTCCCCGCCGGCTTCCTGCAGCCCTTCTCGACACACTGTTTACCGGTGTGCCATTTGGACGAATTGCCGTCGTGGTCCGGGTCCTCATAGTTCATCATCTCTCTCCCTCCACTCTCGACCCATCATCGGTCCCTGATGACCGACAGGTATCGACGCGGGTTCTCTGGTTCGGTGATTTGTCATCGGTTAGGGGCGGGCTGTGAAGAGTTCGGGACATTCTAGCTTCGTGGCCCATGCCGCCGTTACCGCCCCGCTGCCGGGAAATAAATCATCGATAGTGTCTCCGGGAAGCCAGCCGAGTAAATCGAGCACCCAAAGCGAGAATGCCTGCGGTTTCCGGCCAACAAACGTCTGCCCTGAGCGCAGATCGTGCTTTTTCATCGCATATCGTGGCTGGCCTGCAGGCAATGGCTCTTGCTTCGTCACGATGAAGTCGGCGGTTCGGTTGCCGGTTTCGTCGTAGCTGCGACCACCGCAGAAAATCACGGGCTCAAAGTGCTTGCGGACCGCAATGGCCTTGCCGGCAAACCTAGGGCGGTCAGTGCACCATGCCGCCGTGCGGGCCTCAGGCGGGCACAAGGGAAGGATTTGGCGCAGGCTGCGCTCGCTCAGGCTCATTGCCCAGCCGTCCGGATACTCGGCCTGCAGGCGAGCGATCAGGTCGGCATGTGTCTCCAGCCGATTCCACGACATGGCGTCGGGATGATGTGCGCGGTAATACTCGCCGCGGCCAAGATAGGGTGGGTCAGCATATGCAAACTTCATCACTTCCCCTCACAATCGTATTTGTGCAGATAGTGCTTTCCTTCATCACAGCATGAAGGTTCGTGGTGGCAGATGAAGTTATCAGCCTCAAACTTCGGGGGTGAAAATGTCAGCTTCAGCAGCGCTGCAAAACCCAGGATCGAGAACAGCATCAGGCGCGTTCCGGAAGTCATCGCTCGCGCTCCGCATATACGATTGAGCGATCAAAGCGCCGCCATCTCGTGATAGTCCTGCGCTTCTTGATCCCGTTGTGTCGGTCCTGGATGCGCTTGGTCTTCGCAATCAAAGGAATGTCATGTTTGGCAGTTTTCTCGGCATGGCAAGCGTGGCAGAGCACCTTGCAATTTTCCAAGGTAGGCTCACCACCAAGGCCATCCGCAATTTCATGGTCGAAATGAAACTTGACGCCATACAGCGCGCCACAGTTCGGGGCCTCGCACTTGCCGGCAGCGCGTCGCAGCGCGTCTCGCTTCACTTGTTTGGGGAACTCACGCCTCATGCTCCAACGCGCTCCTTTGCAAGCCATGCTTGGTAGGCCGTATCGAGTTGATGCCAAAGCATTGTGCGGCGCGGGTCAGCCATAAGTTCGGTCTTGGATTGAATGCGGCAGATCAGCTTTAGGCATTCGTCCGCGTCCCCGGTTTCATGCCATTCGTCCGAATGCTCTTCACACAAGTAAGCGGCGAAGGTAGCCTCGTTGATCCGGATGCCTGCCTGTTGAGAAGCTGGTAAATCTCTCCAGTCCCTGCGAGGCTTCACGGGCGCAGGTTCATCCCGCGAAGCCTCTTCTGTGTCAGGGTTAAAATCATCTGGGGCTAGCGCATGGCGTCCTCCTGGGTTTCCTTGCTCCGCTCGTTGTTCTCTCGCCATAGAGCGGCCTGCCACTGGCGCAGTGGCTCCTGCAACCAAGGCGGCAATCCCGAACCATCGCTCCTTGGATGGCACAGGCATTCCGCCAAGCACTTCGTATGCCGCGTCAAATTCCTCAATCGGGATTTCGAAGATCAATTGCGCAACTTGGCGCGTCTTGACCAACTTCATGTCAGAGAAAGTGGCGCGGAAAGCGGTCATGTCAGCCTCAAAATGGAATTTCGTCGTCAGCAAGCGTCATGTTGTCGGACACGCCACCAACCTGCCGGCGCGGCGCTTCGTCATGCCCGCTCGAGATTGGATCAGGCCGAACGTTTCGATTGTCCTTCGGCGTCGGGACGCGGCAGCGGATGGCAGGGCCAACCTTGCCTTGAAAGTCAACCATCACAGAAAACAGGATAAGGGGCTGGTCGTACCAATCTTCAGTGTCGTCGCCGTAGGCGTCCGAAATGGTGTAGCTGTTGGTCTTGTTGAGGCAAAAACCCTTTTCCTTGCCCTTGAAGTAAACGACTGGCTTCATGTCATCGCCGAGTTTTTCCATTTCGACATTTGCCATTGTGACGCGAACTTCACGGCCGCCCAGATCTGATGCTTTGAGGTATTTTGAAGGAAAGGTTTCAGAGATTTTCATGGTTATGTTCCTTGTGCTTTGCTTTGAAGTTTCGATTGTGTTCGCGCTGGCACGTTCTGCACCAACGCTCGTTCTTTCCTGGTGGTCGGTAAGTATTCTCCTCTGTGTATTCGTGGCCTCGTTTACAGCGCGTCTTGAGACTCTGAAGATGGCCGTTTGTGCTATTGCGAATACGGCTCTTTGATTTCGCGTCTGTCATGTTATCGAGTTGCGTGCCGGGAAAGTGGTGAGCAGGATTGCAGCAAGGCGGATTATCGCAGGAGTGACAGAGTCCGATATCGTTTGGGATGCCTCCCTTGGTGAGCTTGTAGGCGACACGGTGGGCTAGCTGCGTTCCCCATTTTCCATCGGTCATGACTTGAATGCGGCCGTAACCGTTCTTGTCCGTCGCACCAGTCCACGGCCAACATTCATCAGGTCCGGCCACTTTGACCTTTGCCCAAAGACGATCCGCGAGTGGTTTCTGGCGAGGTGGCATTAGCTATTCGCTTCGATCGGTTTGGCCTCGTACAAGGCTTGCGCCAGCTTGATCGTGCCGAGCGCTCCTTCCAGAGCCTTGCGCGCTTCTTCGAGTTCGTGTTCGGCGAGTGTGAAGAAAGCGGGCCTTGCAGGAAGGCGGCTGATCTCGCGCGTCGTGCGGTAGGCAAGCTCGCGCGCTGCATTGAGGTGCGGCTTGATGTTCTGGTCGTATTCCGTGATACTCATACTCGCTGCTCCATGATGCGGTTGACGACTTCCTGGTGCGGTTCCATGTTGAAAGCGGAAAGCGTCTCGGCGATGCGTTCACGCAAGCGGCGCTCCATGATTTCGCCGACGAGCCCGCTTGAAGCGATAGCCTCGCAATAGCCGACCAGCTTTGCGACGGCGTAGAGTTGTGCGTCAGTAGATCGCGCCATCGCCGTTTTCCTCGCTGAATTGATTGTGGTCGAACTCGGCATCTGTGAATTTCCGAACCTTGCGCGGCTGCCTGCACATCGCATCCCATTCCTCACGGGTAGGGCAGTTGTGGGCGCCGTAGGTTGCTCCGAACTGCTTGCAGTAGGCGGTATAGAAATCGAAGCCCATCTGCTTGCCCCATCTGTTGGCTGTGTTCGCCGTTCCGATGGATATGTTTGTACACGGGATGCACATAGTCGTCAATAGGAAATGTGTATCCGGCGCACAAATAATTTTGGCAAATAAAAACAGCCGAATCCGGCTGCTGTACCCCTTTGAAACCAAGGCGGCTTTTCAATTATGCCGGGGTGCGGTACAATGACGTCGGAGGCTCAAATGTCCACAAAACTGGCAATATCCGCGTTGGCCGGCTTGTTTGCGTTGCTGGTCGTTGGCGTCAGCGCAGCGCGGCCGGGCGGATACGATCGGATATTTGGCAAATTGGACATCCCGGGTCTTGGGATCACGCCGTCCGGGTGCTTGCTGAAGCCTCGCCCGCCGGAATACTATCCTGACGGCTGTTGACGGCCTTTTTATGTCCCGGTTCTCATTTTCACGATAAATTCGGCGTATTTCTCGATTTCCTGCCGTTGGCCGGTTTCGGCCTGTTCCCACAACGACCAGATGGCGTCCTCTTTGGTGGGATCACGCATGATTAGGCTGGCCGGTTCCGTCCGATATAGATCTGCCAGGCGCTCAAGAAGCTCCTGATTGTATGGCTGCAGGCCCCGCTCTATGCGCCCGAGCTGGGCGTGAGACATCCCCACGGCCTCGCCAGCCCGTTCCAGGGTCATTCCCCGGTGCTCCCGCCACTGCCTCATGAATGTCAGCCGGAAACGGGGGCTTTTCGGCCTCGGTCGGATTTGTTTTCTCGCCATGTACGTATCATGCACCGTGAAAATAGCTTGTCCAGAACACCGGGCGCACGAAGGGCTTGACAACCAATGTGCGCCCCATGTACAAGCGGGCCTATGGTGCATTTAGCTGACTACATGGCAGACAAGGGCCTTTCCGACGAAGACGTTGCGAAGGGCATCAAATGCTCGCGTCCTACCGTGAGCAGAATCCGCCGCAGGCTTGTGCGACCAGACTGGTCAACGATTGAGAAGATCAGGAAGTTTACGAACGGCTTTTCGACGGCAGACGACTATCAGGACATCCGTGCGCCGGAGACGGCTCAATGACAGGCGAGGCGATCCGAGCTGAAAACCTCCATCGCCGCGTCTTGGGCGAGTTTGGTTGCAGTGAGCAGGGACGATGCTGGAATGACGACGGTAAACTGGGGGATGAGAGCGCCGCAGCGTTCGATGCAGCAATAGATCCTGACGCATCCGCCGCCGGCCGGCTCTGTCTTTCCGATGGTCGTATAGAAGAATTCGGGCACCCCGACGCATTCCAGCATTTCTGGCATGTTTACTCCCCCTTGCCGCTCGCAAGAGGGTCATTGATTGCACTGTCATGTACCCGACACAACAAGAATCTGCATGAACACACACCGTGTGACTACTGCTGGTTGTTCCTGAGCGGAACAACTGTGCACGGCGCCTTGCATATATTGGGGAAGCGATCATGACGTTTAGGGTTGGGGGAGAGGCGTAATGGCCGTGGTGCGCTGCATTTTACTTTGTGATGAAGAAAACCTCATCGTCGCGGGTCGCGCTGTTCAATTTCTGCTTCACAACCCCGAAAGAAAAGATGCATGGCTCGCTTACGGTAAAGTCGAGATGCACGCGAAGCGCCTCGCTAAAAGCATTAGCGTAAGACAGGTGCGGCCATGACCCGTAATTTCGGAGTGACGAGCGGGGCCGCGCCGGGGGATGAGCCACGGCCCCGCTCTCAGGGCAGCAAATACGCACTGCCGCAACACTCAATCATTACGCGCGAGTTGAGCCAGCCGTCTTTTGACGAGCGCGAGCTGGGCGCGAGTGTCCTGTTCGGCGCGCTGCTGGTCTCGCCGTTTCTCATTATTGGTGCGCTCATCGTCGGATATTTGGCGTTCGTTGCGTAGGCGATTCAAAATCAGTTCGGTGTGAAATCCGATTGTCCGGAAGACCATAGAAACCCCACAAAAGAAGGTGTTTGCGTCATGTTCAAAGAATGCGTGCTAATCGTTGGGAGCGCTCCCAATTCTGATGGGAGGGCCTGAAAATGGCCGATGCAGCGCTAATGCTGAGAGAACTTTCCCTACCCTGGGCGCCGGGTGAACGCATCAAGAGCGTCCTTGATCGCACTTCCCGCTTAGCCAGACTTACCTACTGGCGCACTTACGACATTTGGTATGGCAAGGCTCGCCGCATCGAGCCCTTCGAGATCGACCAGATCAAAGAAGCTCTACGCATCAAAAACGAAAAGACGGCGAGGAACGAATTTCATGACATCAAATTACGGCTCGCCAAGCTCGAAGCCTCCCTTGCTGCGGGGGATGCGGACTTCCATAGCCCGTCGATTGATTATGCTAGCGACTTTACTCGTCAATTTGGCGGCTCGCGTCGCGCCATGGCTAGAAAGTGAAAGCTGATGGGGATCAACTGGACTGAAGAACTCAAGAGCGATCTCGTAAAGTTATACGAGGATGGTCTTTCCAGTTCTCAAATCGCCGCCGCTCTGCGATGCGATGTTACCCGCAATGCCGTGATCGGGAAGATCAACCGGATGGGGCTGACGCGCTCCACCGGATACGAGAACAAGGCGCCTTACAAGCGTCCTCCGCGAGCCTATAAGCCGCGGCCAAAGCCGGTAAAACTTTTCACGGTCCGCAACATCTTCAATCCAGAAGAGGCCGCCATGCTTCGCTGTGTTGAGATAATCCCGCTGCATAAATCTCTGGCGGACCTCGCATTGAACGATTGCAGATGGCCCTACGGAGACGGCCCGTTTACCCACTGCGGGCATCCACAGCATGAGGGGTCATCCTATTGCGGGTCGCATTTCTATCTGTCGATCGGACCAGGAACAGCAAGCGAGAAAGCCGCAACCAAGATCACCTCAAGGCATCTGGAGGCGCATGCATGAAACCCACCCCGCTCCACCTCGTACTGTCCCGCATCAAGCGGCTGAGCCTCCCGCAGCAGATCTATCACCTGCGGGCATTGGTAGCGCTTGAAAGGCCGTTTTCAGTTCGCCGCAATGAACTCCAATCGGTATTGGATGGGAAGATGTTGAAACAATTGCGTAGAGAAAATAGGAGGGCAGCTTGAAACCGCACTGGCCATCTCAGCAGGAGCTTCAACATCGGCTTGATTATAACCGTGTTAGCGGTCTCTTCACATGGAAGAACATCGAGGCAAACAAATTCCGAGGCGCGCCGGCTGGCAGCCAAAACGCGCGTGGATATGTGAGCATCTATTGGAACGGCAGAAAATTGCAGGCTCACCAAATCGCTTGGTGCTACATCAACGGCTTTTATCCGACCACCTTGATTGACCATAAAGACGGCGATCCATCTAATAATGCGTTCAATAACTTGCGTGAGGCCACGGCCGTTCAAAACGCACAGAACAAACGCACACAACGAAACAATAAGTGTGGTTTCAAAGGTGTGTCGTTCCATAAAAGCCGAATAGGCAAGAAGTGGCGGGCCGCAATCACGGTCAACAAGAGGACAATTTTGCTAGGCCACTTCAATACGGCCGAAGAAGCCTACGCAGCCTATGTCTTGGCGGCAGGAGCCAACTTCAACGAATTTGCGCGCGTGGCATAAAAGATGCCAATCCGCAGGAACGAACTGGAGAGCGTCTTGAGGGGAAAGCTACAGAAGCAGCTTCGCAGGGAGAGTAAAGCGGCATGAGCCAAAATACCTCATCAGCCGTAATGCAGCAGCGGTCGGAGCCGCACGATTCCCTTGATGATTTTCCTACCCAACCATGGGCTACGCGAGCATTGATCGAGCATGTCCTGATCCCTCAGATTGGGCTTTCTGGTCGGCGCGATCTTAAGCAAATGTCTGTATGGGAGCCAGCCGCAAATCGCGGCCACATGAGCGCGCCGTTGCGGGAATATTTCGGCCGAGTGGTCGAAAGCGATATTCATCAATACCGCGACCACTTTGTTTGTGACTTCCTTATGCCGGGCACCGAGCCATCCAGTATCATGTTGAAGGGCGCCGACTGGATTATCACAAATCCCCCGTTCCGTCTTGCCGAGCAGTTTATTGAGCGGGCACGACAGGTAAAGGGCTGGCAGGGAACGGCGATGATCGTTCGCACGTCGTTCCTGGAGGGCGTAGGGCGATATGAGCGTCTGTATGCCATCAACCCTCCCACGATCGTTGCGCAATTCACTGAGCGCGTCCCCATGGTCAAGGGGAGGCTAACTGCAACGGGATCGACGGCGACTTCCTATTGCTGGCTCGTCTGGATGGAAAACGCCAGCCCCAGGCCGATGATCTGGATACCGCCTTGCCGAAAGAAGCTGGAGCAGCCTTCCGATTACGTTTCATGTGAAACCAGTATCAACCGCGTTCCTTCCATTCAAGCAGAGAGCGCAGATGAGCGAGCCGGGACATAACGGACAGCTACAGTCGATAGTCGAGCGGATCAATCGCCTGGAGGATGAGAAGAAAGAGGCCGGGCATTGCATTGCCGAAATCTACCTGGAGGCGAAAGGCAACGGATTCAATCCGAAGGCGATCCGCGTCATCGTGCGTAAGCAGCGCGCCGACGCGAAGAAGGCCGCGGAGCTGCAGGCGGACGTTGACGCCTATGTGGTCGCGCTCGGGATGGCCTGATGTTGACGCCAAAAAACTGGAAATCGTTCCAGCACTACAAGGACAGGGCTCCGCTTTGGATTAAGCTCCATCGTGGTTTGCTGGACAATATCGACTATCATTTGCTCACGCCATTGGCCGGCAAGTCCCTGCCTCTGATTTGGTTGATCGCTTCGGAAAAGGACGGGATATTGCCTGATGCTGATGAGATCGCATTCCGATTGCGGATCAGCGCGCCAGAGGCTGCAGATGTCCTTGATCAACTTACGCGCCGAGGATTTCTAATCGAAACCAATATATCTGAGCCTGCGGAGCAAGGTGCTACGCTGGCGCAGACGATTGCTGCAAACAATGGATTTGGGTCTCGGCATATCCCCGATGCGATAAAGCGAATGGCGTGGGAGCGGGATCAGGGCAAGTGCAAAAAGTGCGGGTCCGTCGAAAACATTGAATACGATCATGTTCACCCGGTTTCCAAGGGCGGCAATTCAGAGCTTGATAATATTCAACTTTTATGCCGTCCGTGCAATCGCAGCAAGCGCGTCAGTATTGCTACGCGTGCTCAGCAGCCAAGTGACGACAGTCGTAGCCTAGAGAAAGAGAATATAGACAAGAGAGAGAGGGAGACAGAAAAGAATGGCGCTGTCGCGCCCCCTGATCCCTCGATTCCAGAACGCGATTATTTTCTGCGAGGTAGGGAAGTGCTCGGCAAGGGGGCTGGGGGACTCATTGGCAAGCTTTTGAAAGCGAAAGGCGGGAATGTCGCCTTGGCTCGATCGGCCATTGAGCAGGCCTCCCAGAAGCAAAATCCAACAGAATACATAGCCGCGATCTGCCGCGGTCCGCCGGCAATCAAACCGAACACGGCACACCAGCAGGAACGGCAGACGGGAAGGGAGATTTTAGATGGCATCGGTGAATTTATCAGCGGCAGCGGCAGCGAAGCAGATACTGGGATTTTACGATACGATCCCGGCGATGGACCCGAAAGCCTTCGCGGCCGGGCTGGTCGAAATCTTATCGAACTATCCGCAACAGGTTCTCGATCGCGCGAGTAGCCCGTCTCGCGGGTTGGCCGCGCTCGTGACATACCCGAATCTGGCGAAGTTCAAAAAGCTGTTGGATGAGTGGGCCGAAGAGCATTACACGGAACAGGATCGCATTGCGCGTGCAAGCCGAAAACAACTTCCGGAGCCGCCGCGCGATCCCCAGGCCGAGCATCGCATCAAGGAAGGTTTTGCCAAATTGAAGCTCCAGCTTGAGCGCGGGATTGGTCCTTCAACGCAGGCGGATTGAGCCCTGAGGCTTTGGCGATAGGGAGGCGAGGATGAAGACGCCCAATGATTATTTGATCGACAGTTTATCGCTATTTCACCTTGATCCACCCGATAGCGATTACCAGGAGGGTTATTTCGACGCGCTGGCCTACATGGCCGACTATTTCGGGGTGATCAGTATTGGCGCGGATCTCCCTAAGCCGCCATCTCGACCGAACTTGATTTTGATTAAGGGTGGCAAGGAATAAATCTACACAATGTCTCAAAGACTACCACGCAAAGGGGGCAATGAAAATGCACGGGGCAGTAGTGACCAAACGCAACATCCGAAAGACTGTGAAGCCTGAATACTGGGGAGCGCCTACGCGTGAGCGGATTTCCAAATCCGACAATCATTTTCATGTCGGCGACGACAAGCAGGGCACCCGGGTATATCAATTCCATGATACCCCATTGGATCGTCTTTACGCCCGTCTCACAAAGGCAGGGAAGGGCGATAGTGAGCTGGATTTACTTCAGCGGGAATACCGTGCCCTACAGAGGTATCGCTATCACTGGCATCGTGCGGGGCAGGAAACGACTATTTCGAGCATCGACCTGAACAGCGTGTTTGCGTCTGAACCATCGCGCCGGCAGGGCATGCCGATGGCCGAAAGCCAGGCTCATCACAACGCGCAATGGCGCTCGGCCCGGGAGCATCTTGGTTGGAAACCGCATATCGTGGTGGAGAACGTGATCTGCGCGGAGACTTCGTTGGAGGTTGCGGGCTGGTCGATCGGGGTGTTTACATCGAGGACATCGGCAAGGGATGGGGCTGAGAAGATATTGCGAGAGTGCGCGCGAAAGTTAGCGAAGATATGGGGAATTGGGTAGTTGGATATGAAATGGCAACCGATCGAAACTGCGCCGAGGGATGGCAGCGCGATATTGCTCTGGCTTAAATCAGCGCCAGATCGAAACTATATAGTCATGGGAATTTGCGATAACCACGCCATCGGCTTTTGGCAATACGACCGTTGGCAGTCCATCGAGGTCGAGGACGCTGGCTCAATGGGCGGCGAAATGACTGGCTGGATGTCAGATTGGTGCAGTCTTGATTTGAATCCGTCACATTGGATGCCACTTCCAACCGCGCCACCTAAATCCTAAACAGTCCACAGCTCCCCTTGACATCCCGTCAAGAATACCCCCAAATCAGGCAGGTTCGTGATTTGTCACTAAAAGCGCCCGCCGGGAGAAATCCGCGGCGGGTTTTTGATTCGGACAGCCCTTCCATCGTCGCGGCCACGCAAACCCCCGAGCCCATCTGGCGCCTGCGTACAATGGATAGGCTATCCGAGCTAATGAGGTCCGAATGACCGCTGAGATCGTCCAGTTCATCCCGCGGCCGAATCCAAAGCGGGAAGAAGAAATCCGCATGACATATTCGGCGATTTACCGAAACGACCCGAATTATGAGCTTGTAGGCATTCAGAATGGCAATCCTGTTCTGAAAGAAAGATCGACCGACTGCGGCGACCTCGGCTGGCCCTGGACGGAAGACAAGGCGTGATCCATGAGCTCAGGGCTGTTCTTTGGCTCGATACACCAAAGGGATTAGCCCTCGCCAAGTTCCTGGTAGACCGCGGCATTGATAGCGATAACGAGTGGGTTTGTATCATCAACGAGACTGGGGAAATCTGGTCCTTTGATAACTCCGACGTTCTGGTGACGAAAAGCTACACGCTCGGGCGAAGAGCCAAATGGGATGCCAAGCCAATTCGCCGCGGGGTTCCGAATAGCATGGGTCGAATGCTGAGGATGAAGTGAATGGCGCGGCCGTCAGATTACAGCGCCGAGATCACGACTGCCATCTGCATCCGGCTTGGTTTAGGTGAAAGCCTTAGAGAGATTTGCCGGGATGAGGACATGCCGTCCAAGTCAACGGTAATGCGATGGTTGGCTGCTCATTCAGAATTCCGGGACCAATACGCGAGCGCGCGTGAGGCGCAAGCCGACTACTACGCTGAAGAGATTATAGAAATCAGCGATGACGCCTCAAACGATTGGATGCTGCGGAACCGCGGCGAAGGCGAAACTGAAGAGGTCGAGAACAAAGAGGTTTTGGCCCGATCTCGCCTTCGCGTTGATACTCGCAAGTGGCTTATGGCTCGTATGGCGCCGAAGAAATACGGCGACAAAGTTGTTCAGGAACACACTGGGCCTGGGGGTGGGCCGGTTCAGGTCCAGCGCATTGAACGGGTGATTGTTGACCCTAAAGCTCCAACTCCCGACAGCGAGGGTATTCCGTCCTCTTCTTGAGCCGGCTCGTTACAAGGGGGCACATGGCGGCCGCGGCTCTGGTAAGTCGCATTTCTTCGCAGACCTTTTGATCGAGGATAGCCTTTATGAAAAGGGCCTGCGATCGGTTTGCATCCGCGAAGTTCAAAAGAGTCTGAAGGATTCCGCCAAGCGACTGATCGAGGACAAGCTTGGGGAGCATCGGTTAGGCGAAGCGGACGGCTTCAAGGTATTCCGAGAGGTGATCGAAACGCCAGGTGACGGCGTGATCACATTCCAAGGCATGCAGGATCACACAGCGGAGTCGATCAAGTCGCTGGAAGGATTCAAGCGAGCTTGGGGAGAGGAAGCGCAGACGCTATCAGCGCGCTCCCTATCGCTTCTGAGGCCCACAATACGAGCCGATGGTTCTCAGATTTGGTTCTCATGGAACCCACGGCGAAAGAATGACCCGGTTGATGCGATGCTGAGAGGTAATCATTTGCCGACTGGGGCTACGGTAATTCAGGCGAACTGGTCGGATAATCCGTGGTTTCCCGATGTCCTGGATCAAGAACGCAAGGACTGTCTGAGGGACACGCCGGATCAATATGAGCATATCTGGCAGGGCGGTTATGCCGGCGTAATTGATGGCGCATATTATGCCAAGTGCCTGGCGGAAGCCAAGGGTAGGATTGGCAACGTCGCTGCTGATCCGCTGATGACGTATCGAGCGGTATTCGATATCGGCGGCACCGGCGCAAGAGCTGATGCGGTCGCAATCTGGATTTGCCAGTTCGTGGGACGTGAAATCAGGGTCCTGAATTATTACGAGGCTGTAGGCCAGCCGCTCGCTACACACGTCAACTGGCTGAGAGATAACGGATACGGCAAGGCTCTGGTTGTCCTGCCTCACGACGGCTCAACCAACGACAAGGTTTACGACGTTTCCTACGAAAGCGCATTACGTGCCGCCGGGTTCGAGGTGGTTGTTATTCCGAACCAGGGTAAGGGAGCGGCTGCGATGCGCATCGAATGCGCACGGCGGCTATTCCCGTTCATTTGGTTCAACAAAGACACGACGGCTGGCGGGATTGACGCATTGGGATGGTATCATGAACGCAAGGACGAAACCCGGAATATCGGGCTTGGCCCCGACCATGATTGGTCGAGCCACGGCGCGGATGCGTTCGGCCTGATGTGCGTTGCTTATGAGGCGCCAACTGAACCGGTCGAGCGTAGACCTCGCCGTTCCGGCGGCTGGATGGGCGCCTGATGGCTGAAGCCGACAACAAATCCGACTGGGCTGCAGTTCACGAGGAGGCCCTGCTCGAGTACGACCGGGATTATAACCGCGAGCGCGGCAATATCGAAGAGGCTTACGAGGATCTGAGATTCCGCCGCGGCCGGCGGGAAGATCAATGGGATGCGATGGCGTTGGAAGCCCGCAAGGGTCGGCCCTGTCTCGTCATTAACAAGCTTCCCCAGTTTATTCGTCAGGTGACCGGCGACATGCGCCAATCCCGCCCGGGGATCAAGGTTGTTCCGGTCGATAGCGGGGCTGATGTTAAGACCGCGGAAGTCCGCGCGGGTATGATCCGCTATGTCGAGAACCGCAGCAAAGCGAAGCACGTTTATACGACGGGAGCGGACAGCCAGGTCACCTGTGGAATTGGACACTGGGGTGTAGATACCGAATATTGCCACGCTGGTACATTCAACCAGGAAATTCGCGTTGTCGGTATCGAGGATGGCGTGTCCGTTCTATGGGACGCGGATGCGATACTTCCCAATAAGTCGGACGCCGATCATTGCTTTGTTCCAAGCGACCAAACGACGGCGAAGTTCAAGAAGGACTGGCCGGAAGCCAAAGCTGAAGGGTTCGATACCTCGCTTTATGGATTGGGCGGTACCAGTTGGTTTTCAAGCTGGGCTTCGGATGATTATATCCGTGTTCAGAAATATTGGAAAAAGAAGAAGATCAAGCGCCTGCTGGCAATGATGCCTGATGGTCGGATCGACGATCTCACGGAAACGGTGAAAGATGCACCTCCGGCCGAGGTGAAGGCGGCGATGGACTGGCTCCAAGCCAACAAGGGAGCCCGCGTAGAATACCGCGATAGCTACAAGATTTGCCGATATCTGCTGACCATGGCTGAGGTGCTGGAGGAGTCCGATTGGCCCGGGATGCATATTCCCGTGATCCCCGTTATTGGTGAAGAGGTCCGGATCGGGCGCGAAGTATACCGCCATGGCATCGTTCGCTATGCGCGCGACCCGCAGCGGATGGAGAATTACTACGCCTCGGCCGAAACGGAGGTGATCGCACTGCAGCCGAAGGCGCCTTGGCTTGGCACCAAGAAGATGTTCGACAACAACTATGATCTTTGGGAAACCGCCAATACCGAGGCACATCCGTTTCTGGAGTATACGCCGGACCCTAACGCTAGTGGGCAGGGCGGAAAACCTGAGCGCATTCAGCCGCCGGTAGCATCGAATGCCATCTCCGAGGCGAAAACCCGCAATTCAGAAGACATGAAAGCCGTTATCGGCATCTATGACGCTTCGCTCGGGGCCAAGTCGAATGAGACCTCCGGCATTGCAATTGCACGGAGGGATGCGCAAGGCGATACCGGAACGTTCGTTTATCATGACAATTTCGCGCTGGCGATCGAGCGCACGGCAGAGATCATAAACGAACTGTTCCCGAAAATATACGACACCCAGCGCACGGTTCAAATCCTTGGCGACGACGGCAAGCCGGATATGGTTGAGATCAATAAACCTCAGGTTCTCGACGGCGTGAACAAGGTTTTGCACGATATGACATCGGGTTCCTACGATGTGGTGATGGAGCAAGGACCGAATTACGCCACCAAGCGCGAGCAGGCCCAGGATGGCATGACGGCGTTCATTCAGGCGTTTCCGCCTGCAGCCCCCGTCATGGGGGATATCTACGCCAAGAACATGGATTGGCCGCAGGCCGAGCAGATCGGGGAACGGTTGGAGGAACTGTTGCCTCCTCAGATCAAGGCCAAGCTGCAGGCCGACAAGATGAAGCGAGAGCAGGCCGCAGGGCAGCCGCCATCGCCTGAAATGCAGCAGCAACAGGCCGCCGAACAGGAGCAGCAGCAGAAGGCACAGGCGGCTGAAAAGCTCCAGTTTACCGAGGCGCAGGCCAAGGTTGAGGAGGCACTGGCCAGGGCTGAGAAGGCCAAGCAGGATGCGCGCAAAGCGAAGGCTGATGCGGACAAGGCCGAGAGCGAAGCGCAGACCGCAAAGGCCAATTGGGCTGAAACCCACATGGCAAACCTTCGTAATATCGAATCCCATGACCACGGCATGGCGCGCGGACATGTAGAGCATGGGCGTTCACATGCTCACGAGATGGACCGTCATTCGGCAGACATGGCTGAACGCGGGATCAATCTATACCGGGCTGGCGAAAAGCACGACATGACGCTTGAGCAGATGTCAGAGCCGAAGCAGCCGGTTCAATAAGGGGACTGATATGGCAAAAGCCTATGTGACCGAATACAGCGGACCTCTCGGGGGCGGGAGCTCTCAGGTTGTCGGGAGCCGTTCTATCCGGACCCAGGTCGTTGATTTCTCCGGAGGTGCGGCCAGGACAGCGCTTCCGTTCTCCGCAAACACGACAATCGTTCGCGTTAATGTGGATGCCATCTGTTGCAAGAAGACCGGGGATAGCACGGTGACCGCAACGACGAGCGATGAGCGAATGGATGTTGGCACAGAGTACTTTGGAGAGCAGGCGGGCGACTATCTGTCGTTCATCTCCACCACCTGATTCCGGCGCACTGACGCTGGTTACCCACCGCCTTCGGGCGGTTTTTTCATGAGCATAACATATGAGCGATACTGACACGCTGGCGGAAGCGCCGGTCGTAAACGATACCCAACCGGTTAGCGACGGCATCATAGATCTTGATGCTCAGGAAGCGGTCGAGGTCAAAACCGACGAAGACGGCGAGCCAAAGGTTGGGCCTGAAAATACCGGCGACAAAGACGCTGGCGAAGAGGCCAAAAAGAAGCTCAGTGGCGCACAGCGGGCCAAGGTTCGCGAAGCCCGTCTGCTGAACGAAATCGCGGCGCGCGACCGCGAACTTGAAGCATTGCGCACCAAAGCGCCGGCTACAACGGCTGGCGATGAAGACAAGCCGCCGCGTGAGGAAGATTTCAACGGCGACTATTTCGCATTCCAGTCCGCAAAGACGGCCTACGAGGCTGGCAAAGCGGCGGCTGCGGCAGTCGATAAGCGCCTCGGCGTCCGTGAAGAGTCCGAACGCAACGAGAGACAGGCCAAGATCGCAACAGAGCGCAAGTTGGCGCACCTGGAGCGAGTCGAAGACGCGCGCGAGGTTATCGCGGATTTCGATCAGGTCATGAAAGGAATGGACGGCGTTCAAGTCCGAAACGATGTGATCGAAGAGATCATGTCCTCGGATAACAGCGCGGCCATCTCTTACCACCTCGCAAAGAATCCCGACAAGCTCAACGCAATGAACAGCATGAGCTCACGCGAGCTGGCCCGAGAAATGGGACGGCTGGAAGCCACTGTGAAATTGCCGGAAGCGAAAAAAGCAACAGACGCTCCCGCTCCGTTATCCCGCTCGAAAGGCGGTGCCAGCCCGTCAAGCGCCGAAAGCGACTTGAATAATTGGCTCAAGAAAACCTACGGAAAATAAGCGGGAGCCATTCCTAGAAGGAATAGGCTTCAATGTCCAATACGACCCTTACGGCGTCCATCGTTGCGAAAGCTTCGCTGGCAATCCTCGAAAACGAACTGGTGATGGCAAATGCCGTCTACCGCGGATACGAGGGCGAGTTCGACAAGAAAATCAACGGCTACGAAGTCGGCGATACCATCACCATCCGCAAGCCGACCGACTTTACCGTTCGAAGCACGATCACCGCTTCGGCGCAGGATGTGTCGGAAGCAAAGCTGACCATCCAGGTCAACCAGATCGCGGGCGTTGACTTCGCGTTTACCTCGCAGCAGCTCACCCAGAACATCGGCGAGCTTTCCGAGCGTGTCATCCGGCCGGCAATGATCCAGATTGCCAACCAGATCGACGTCCAGACCATGGCGCTGTACAAGGACATTCCCCAGTATGTAGGCACCCCCGGCACGCTGGTTCAGTCCTTTGCGGGATTCGCCAAGGGCGCGCAGAACATGGATCAGCGCTCGGTTCCGCAGGATGGCCGCTCGGCTATTCTGGCTCCTGCCGATTTCTGGGCGCTGGCCGGCTCTCAGACGGCATTGTATTCGCAGGCGATCAACAACAAGTCGTACCGCGAAGGCGAGATCGGCAAGATCGGCGGCATCAATACGTTCATGTCGCAGAACGCACCGACCTTCACCACTGGGCCGTTTGGCGGTACGCCGCTGATCAATGGCGCCTCTCAGAACACGACCTATGATCTGACGGGAGCCAATACCCAGACGCTCATTACGGACGGCTGGACGGCCGCGGCTGCTGCCCGTGTGGTCATCGGCGACGTATTCACGATTGCCAACGTGTTCGATGTCAACCCGGTCACCAAGGCAACCCTGCCGATCCTCAAGCAGTTCGTCGTCAAGGCGAATGGTTCTTCGGACGGCTCGGGTAACCTGACCCTGACCATCGCCCCGCAGATCATCACGTCCGGTGCGTTCCAGACGTGCTCGGCAGCTCCTGCGGACAATGCCGCGCTGACTTTTGTCGGTACGGGCAATACGAACTACACCAACAACCTGTTCTTCAACCGCAATGCATTTGCGCTTTGCACGGTTCCGATGGTTCGCCCGCCTGGCGCCGTCGATTGCTCTCGCCAGAGCAAGAACGGGCTTTCGGTTCGTGTGATCCCGTTCTACGACGGCACGAACGACAAGAGCACTTGGCGTCTGGACGTTCTCTACGGCACCAAGACCATCGATCCGCGCCTTGCGGTACGTGTTGCCGGCACCTAACGGAACGGACGAGTCTTTCAAGAATTATACAGTGGCCTAAGGGCCGCTGTTTCCTTCTTGGGGCAGCACCACTTCTCCAAAGGAGACCTTAAATGTCCAAACTCCATGATGATCTGATCAACGAAGTCGAAGCCAGCGATAACATCGGCGAGGGCATCGATTCCTTGATGCGCGGCATTGCCGATCGTATCGAGGGCTGTAACGGCAACCACGTCAAGCTGTCCGACCTCTGCACGATCCTTCGTGAAGACAATGCGAAGGTCACTGATGCCGTAATGGCCAATACCGACGTGGCGAAGGTCCGGACCCGAACTACACCTTATGACGCGCCGTCAACGGCTTTCGACAAGCCACGCGAAAATGTCCGTCAGGGCATGATCGACAGCAATGACCATCGTGATCAGGTTTTCCCTGAAAATCAGGATACCGAAGCCGAACGCGAGCGGATCGAGCGTGAGCATGGGAAGCCGGTTTTATTGACTGAAACCGTGTGAACCTTCCAATAATCGGAAAAACTGGGCGGCCTAAGGGCCGTCCTTTTCTTTGGGGTATCAATGTCAAAAACCCGGTCTGAACTGATCGATCAAATCCTGGATCGGCTGCAAATTCTGGTCTACGGACAGGCCCCGTCCGATCAGGACGTGCAGAAGGTTGACCGGTTGGTTGACGCTGGGGTAGCGCAGCTTTCCGCGCTCGATATCTATGATGTCAAGGATCCCGGCCGTCGCGGCCCCTTGGACGGCGCGATCGAGGACGAGGAATTCCTGCCGCTTGCCGACTATCTGGCGCAATTTCATTTGCTCGCGGATGCAAGAATACAGGCCTTGGCGACAATCGCTGAGGGCAACCTTCGAACGCTAGCCGCTCCCTCCAGAACGCAGCGGGTGCTGCGCCTTGACCCAGCCGTGACACCGGGTCGGTATCGGGGAAGCATTTGAAGCGAGCTATTCCATTTCCGGTACAGACATCACAGGGAGCAAAAGTCCAGGAATCCGGCGGCCGTATCATCAATGGTTACGTTGACGAATTGGGCGATCAAGCGCCGAACAAGACGGTTATCCGAAGAGGCCCCGGAATTGTCAATTTCGGGACATCGGCAAGGACGGGCTTTCGCGGCGCGATTCTCGTAAACGGCATCGTGTATGCAGCCTATAGCGGCCAGCTTGAAAAATGGAGTATCGCTGGCGGGGCCTCAGCCAATGTCGGAGTTCTAAACGGCACAAAGCGAGGGTTTTTCGCCGCGAACAACAACACCACTCCGGATAAGGTCTTTGTCGATCCGGACGGAAATATCGCCACGTTCACGCCTTCGGCCGTGACAAACTCCTGGCCCGACCCCGATCTTCCTGCCGTCAATTCAGTGGATTTTCTGGACGGCTATCTGGTCTTTACGACGGGGGATGGCCGGGCATTTGCAACCGATCTGAACTCGACTTCGGTCAATGCGCTGAGTTTCGGCAAGGCGGAAGCGAAGCCGGATGGTTTGGTGCGTGTCATAGCCTGGGGCGGGAGGCTCCTGTTTTTCGGCAATATCACCACGGAGGTTTGGACGGACGCCGGGACCGTACCGTTCCCGTTCACACGCAATACGGTCATTCCAAGGGGATTGGCCGGCCCTTATTGTGTATCGGGATATGAGGATGGGCTTTCGCGCGGACCTATCTTTGTCGGCGATGATAATTGTGTCTATGCATTGAATGGATACACGCCGGTCAAGGTATCTAATGCGGACATTGAAGGACTGATCGAGGCGGTTGCCGACAAGACGACGCTTGAAGCCACTTCCTATATGGCCCGAGGCCACGCTTTCTTTCAATTGTCGTGCCCGGACTGGACGAAGATACTCGATATCACCACTTCACAGTGGTTCGACCGGGATAGTTACCTCGTTACGAGATCGCGAATCTCAGGGGCCATCTACGCCTTTACGAAGTGGCTGACCGGTGACGTCCAAAATGGCAACCTGCAGCAGATATCGATTGCAGCCAACGATGAGGTTGGGAACCCGCTAAAGCTTCGCATCGAAAGCGGCCCTGTAATGAACTTCCCGGGTGGCGTCCCGGTTGGGCGAGCTGATTTCTACTTTACGACGGGTGTGGGTATCGCAACCGGTACTGATCCGATCCAGACTGACCCTAGTGTTGAAATATCGTGGTCGGATGACGGGGGTCAAACCTGGTCAAATCCGATCCTGCGAAAGCTCGGAAGGCAGTCGGAGCCAAGGAAACTGGTTTCTCTGGTTGGCTGTACGGGACGGTCAACATGGGAAGGCCGGCGCTGGCGGATCGATATTTCAGATCCTGTATATGCGGGCTTTCTGTTCGGAACGCAGTCTGATGACCCGAGGGAGTTCTGATGGCGCGTGTAAGAATTCCGCCGTCCGACGTACCCGCGATCGATGTGAAAACGGGTCTTTTTACGTCGGACTGGTACGATACCTTGAAGGCACTCGAGCGACTTGGGTTGCTTGATCTGTACGATGTTTCAACGACCGCACCTTCGAACGGGCAGGTCATGATCTACAATTCCACCAACAAGAACTTTGCGCCGGGAGCCAATTGATGGGCCTCTTTACCGATCTATTCTCGACTGCGCCGGCAGAAGAGGCCGCGGCAGCCAAGAAAGCCGGCCTGCAGCAGGGTTATGACGCTCTTACGGGGCAATTTCAGCAAGGCCGGAACGCTCTCGATACATCGCTTGGTCAAGGTCGTACCGCGCTCAGCAGCAATATCGGGCAGGGCAACGATGCGATCACATCTGGTTATGGTGCCGGCCGGGATGCAATTGGAAGTGGTTATGCCGATGCATCGGCCCTTTACAAGCCTCTTGTCGCATCTACGGGAGCCGGAGCAACGGCCTACGGCGACGCTACAGGCGTCAATGGTGCCGATGCTGCTACGAAGGCTGCGGCGATTTTCAAGTCGCTGCCGGGCTATTCTGGCGGCCTGACGACGGGATTGGATGCGGTCAATCGCGGAGCCGCGGCGCGTGGGGATCTCGGGGGCGGAAATACGTCGGGTGATATCATCAAGTTTGCCTCCGACTATGATGCAAACAAGTATGGCAATTACCTAACAAGTCTGGCGCCCTATCTCGGCGCGAATGCGAACGCGATTTCCGGCGCGGCCGGCCTCGATGTCGGCAAAGGCACCGCGTTGAATGCCAATGATATTGGGCAGGGATCGGCGCTCAGCGGAAACTTCACGACGCTGGGGACTGGCCTGAATGCCAATTTCGGCGCATTGGGGACGGGCCAGAACGCATCCTACATGGGGCAGGGAGGGGCAGCGAACGCCAACTATACCGGGCAGGGCGCAGCCCAGGCCGAGGCAGATATGGCGCCTTATACGGCCAGCCAAAACTTCTGGAGTGCACTCACGGGAGGTGCAAACGCCTTGTTGAAGGCGTCGGGAGTCGGCGGATATGGAGCGGGCGGCATCAGAGTTCCCGGCTTTAATCCTATCGCCGGCGTGGCGGGCGCTTAAACATGGCCGGCATGCCCGCGGTAGATTTTTACTCGATGTTGTCGGGGCTGGGCGATACGATCCAAGCCAATCAGGCATTGCGGCAAAAGCAGCAGGTCAATGCTGCACGGCAGGCGGCATTCTCTGATTTCTCCGCGCTTGATCCGAGCTCGCCAGACTATGGCAAGCAAACCCTGACCGTAGCCCAGAAACTTGGGATGGCCGGTGATCAGGAGGGCGCGCTTAAATTCCTCGGATTGGCGCAGACCGCCGCCGATCGGTCGCATACTTATACGCGGGAAGGCGTTGCCGATCAGCGCTGGAAGGAAGAGCAGGCGCTTCGCGTTCGCTCTGCCGATCGTGCCGATGAAGATAAGCCTCTGGTCAAGGAAGTAACTGATCCCAACACGGGACAGACGACGTTCGTTCGTATCAATCCCAAGGGGCCGGAAGGACCGGTCAATGCTGGCGTTCCCGTTCAGCAGCCGAATAATCCGTTTGGCGTTGGAAAGTTTAATGGAGACCAGGGCAAGGCCGCCGGCTTTACTGACCGCATGTTGCAGTCGGAAGGCATCCTCTCGGGTGTCGCGCCTCCTGCGAACGCCGAAGGCCCTCCGTCGCCGGGTGTGCAGAACGAAGGTGCAAATTGGGCGACGACACAGGCCAGCAAGGCAAAGACGATCCCGATTATTGGTGGTTTCGCCAATTACGCCGTGCCTGAAGTTCGCCAGAAATACGATCAGGCCAAGGCAGATTTCATCAATGCCCAGCTTCGCCGGGAGTCCGGTGCTGCTATCGCTCAGTCTGAATTCGATAACGCCGATAAGCAATATTTCCCTGTTCCCGGAGATAGTCCCGCAGTCATCAAGCAGAAGTCCGAAAACCGGAAAGCTGCGATCGAGGCAATGGGACGTGAAGGCGGCCAGTCCTACCGCCCGAAATTTACCTTTGGACCGAACGGCAATCTGATGCCGTATGAAGCGGCAAAACCTGAGGCGGCGAAACCCGCAACTGCTGCGCCGCCTCAGGCCATCAATGCACTCAAGAAAGACCCACGTCTGGCTGCGCAGTTCGATGCGAAGTACGGAAAGGGCGCAGCGAAAGCCGCCCTGACAGGCTCGGACGAGGAAGACTGATTGCCCAATTTCTTTGACCAGTTCGATAGCACAGATGCGATCAACCCGAAGTCGCGCGATCTCGCCATCCGTACGATCTATGGGGAGGCTGGAGATCAACCCGATATCGGCAAGGCCGCGGTGGCGGCTGTGATCGCCAATCGAGCTACTTCCGGAAAATATGGAGGCAAGGACGTGGCCGGTGTCGTGATGGCTCCAAACCAGTTTGAGCCGTGGCAACGTCCGGATGCCCGCCAACGCATGATGGCCTTGGCGCCTGACAGCCCTGACTATCAGAAGATCGCGGCCATTTTCGACGGCGTGATCAACAAGGACATTGAAGATCCGACGAATGGTGCCACGCATTTCTTTTCTCCTGGTGCGCAGGCGGCCTTGGGCCGAAAGCCGCCGTCATGGGCTCAAGGTGAGGGCCAGCAGATCGGAGGCCATATGTTTTTTGCGCCGGACGATCGAAAGCCGGCCAAAGCGAGCCCGATCAGCCCACAGGCCGGAAACTATTTCGATCAGTTCGATGAGAAGCCGCAATCGCAACCCTCACCACCCTCGACCGTAAATCCCGAGACAGGCAAGCCGCTTATCCGTGTTCCCGTCTATAAGAGCGACGGAACCGAAGTCCCCACAGACGACAAGGGCAGACCTGACCGCGGCGCGCTCGATGCTGGCGCGCGTGGCGTTGCTCAAGGCCTTACTGCAAATTTTGGTGATGAAATCCGCGGATTGGTAGAAGCTTCAGGCGCAAACCCGGATGATCCGGCTAGCGTCTATAAGCTGATCTCCGGCGCTTTGAAGTATTTCAGCGGCGATCAGAAGGCCAAGGAATCATATGATACCGCTGTTGCACGGGAACGCGAGCTGAACAAAGCGGCGGAAGAGCAGCATCCGGTCGCGTCCATTGCGGGCAACATCGGCGGGGCGGTTCTGCTGCCCATTGGGGCGGGCGCTGGTGCGGTCACGCTGCCGGGGCGTATTGCTGCGGGGGCAGGTACTGGCGCTGTCCTGGGGGGCGCAGCGGGCGCTGGAGAGGGCACTAACGCGGTAGATCGGATATCGCGTGGTGCGGTCGGGGCGGCGGCCGGCGGTGTTCTTGGCGGGGCGGCTCCAGTTGCGATTGAAGGTGCTGTTCGGGGCGCGCGGGCAATTTCCCAGCCGATTGTTACGGCTGTCCGGGGTATCAGGGATTCTGAAGGCGAGGCGGCAAGGCGGGTTGCGATCGCAATTCAGCGCGACGCCAATATAGACCCGCAAGCTGCAGGCCGGCTTACGCCCCAAGAGTTTGCCGCCAGCGCTCAGTCGGGTGGCCCCGCTACGATCATGGATATGGGCGGCGAAACCACCCGTGCCCTTGCTCGATCGGCCGCCAATACCTCGCCTGAGGGCCGGGACGTTCTGAACCGAACGATAAGCGACCGGTTTGAAGGGCAGGGAAACCGCGTTGTAGGCTGGCTTCGAAACACGTTTCATTATCCTGATGCTCATGCACAGGAACAGGCACTTACGCAGACGGCGCAGACCACCAATCGGTCTCGCTATACGAGGGCCTTTCAGGATGGTGACCGGCAGATTATTTCCCCGGAGATCGAGCGACTGATCGGATCGCCGGCCGTCGCTGAAGCCATGCGGCGGGCCTCGACTAGCGGCAAGGATAGGGCAATCACGCAGGGTTATGGCGCCTTCAATCCCGGGGTGACAGTTGAAAATGGTCTTGTTCGGTTTCGACCGGGCAAGAATGGTGCCCCGACTTATCCGAATTTGGCTTTTTGGGATGCGACCAAACGTGAACTGGATGACGCGGCACAGGCCGCAGCTCGAGCCGGACGCAACGGTGAGGCTTCAACGCTTGGTGATCTCGCGCGCTCACTCCGAACCGAACTGGACACCATTGTCCCGAGTTATCAGGCTGCAAGAGCTGGCGCAGCCCATTTCTTCGGTGCCCAGGATGCTCTTGAGGCCGGAAGAAATTTTGTTACTGCCAAGATGGGGAATGCAGAAGCGCGCCAACATCTGGCTCGGATGACACCCACCGAACGCCAACTCTTCCAGGACGGGTTTGTCTCGCAGTTTATCAATCATCTTAGTGAGATCAGTGATCGGCGCTCAATCCTCAACAAGATCGGTGATACGCCAGCGGCGCGGGAGCGATTGAATATGGTGCTCGGCCGCCAGCGCGCCGAAGAGTTGGAAGCGGGGCTTCGCGTCGAAGGCATCATGGATCTAGCGCGGCCGGCCGTTCAAGGAAATTCGACCACAGCGAGACAGCTTGCCGAGCTTGGGCTCGCAGGCGGCACCTATGGCATTGGCACTGGTGGTAATATCACCAATCCAAACCCGTCTGCCCTGATGAACGCTGCCTTGGTTTATGGCGCGGCTCGAGGAAAGAACCGGGTCAACGAAAACGTTTCACGACGGGTTGCCGAGCTTCTGGCATCGAACGATCCGGCCCGGCTCGTCCAAGGTATTCGGCTCGTGGTCCGAAACCAGAATTTGTTCAATTCGCTTCGATCAACCGACCGCGGGCTTGCCCGTATTGGTGGTGAGCAAGCGCCGGTCGCCCCTGCCCTTCAAGCGGCCGGCGTAGCACGCGCCGACGATCAGCCAGACGTTCCAAGGCCACCAGGCCAGTAGCATCACCGTCACGCAATAGACCAGCAGCGCTCTTCGGAGCGCTTTTTTCATGGGATTTTTCTGAATGTCCGGCACGATAAGTCTCAGTCTAACACAGCAATTCGATGCCTTGGGAGAACCATTGGCAGGCGGACTGCTTTACTTTCGTCAGGCCGGTACGGTTGCAACGCCGCAAAATGCCTTTCAGGACGCCGCTTTAACCATTCCGCATCCTAACCCGATCACCCTGAATGCGGCCGGTAGGGTTCCTCAATTCTACTTGGCAGACGGGACCATCAAAATCCTGCTGACCGACAGGTATGGAATCGAGCAGATTACAGCAGACAACATTCTCGTTGTCGGTCCCTCCGGCGGCGGCGGCGGCGGCGGTGGCGTCGATCCGACGACTGTATTCGGTACTGGCGATCTGAAGTGTGTTTATGGCACCGCGATTATTTCCGGCTGGGTTCGCCTTAACGGGCGGACAATCGGAAACTCCACATCCGGCGCCACTGAGCGGGCAAACGCTGATTGCCAGGCTCTGTTCACGTATCTTTGGAATGCGGACAGCGGCCTATCCGTTTCGGGCGGTAGGGGTATTTCAGGGGCGGCGGACTGGGCAGCCAATAAGACGATTAATCTGCCTGACTGCCGAACCAGAGCGCCTGCCGGCCTTGCCGACATGGGAAATTCGGCCCTCGATACGTTTGGCGGTGTCACGTTTGCGAGGGGCAACGCAACAAGCATTGGCGCTATTCTTGGCAATGCCCGCGTAACACTGGTAACCGCCAATTTTCCTCCCTATACGCCAACCGGGTCACTGTCTCTTTCTACCTCTGTTTCCACTTCCGTTACGACGACAGTTACTTCGTCGCTCTCGGCGGCCAACGTCTCTATCCCAACGCGCCTTTACACCGCCAGCGTCGGTGCCAGCGATCTTACACATCTGTCTGCCGGCAATAATGCTGGTGCCGATGCCGGAACGACGAACTGGAGTGTATCTGGAACGGTAACTTCATCGGCATCCTCTCCTGCGACTTCTTCGGCTTCGACAACGGGATCGTTTACCGGAAATGCGCAGGGCGGCACCAGCACTGCGTTCGATAGCATATCGCCTTATTTCCTCGTCACATTCTACATCAAGTTGTAGCCATGTATACGGGACAATTCGCAGTCATAAGCAACAAGGCCACTTGGGCAAGCGCCGGAAATCCAGGTGTTTGCGAGCTGATCGACGATCAGGATGGCACGACGACCGATCTGACCAATCCAGAAATGGATGTCGATATTGTCGTCACGATCAGCGGCCTGTCTGGCCCGCGGGATTACGGATCGAATAGTTCCGGTTGTGTGCTTGCAACGGCATCGATTGCTAACGGCAAGGTGACGATTCCGGGGCCTGGTTTCCAATGGCAGTTCGAAGTCTCCGACCTTTCCGGCTTGTGCTCCGGGTCATATCGCCTTGGCGTGAAAGTCACCATTGACGGATTTGTCACCGATCTGATCGACGGCACGATTGCCGTCCTTGAGGGTAACTGATGTCACTTAAGCTGAAAATTCGCTCGGTATTCCCCGCCAATGTCAGCGTCTCATCTCCACTGACGTTGAGCAAAGCGGGCGGGATCTATTCATTCGGGTTCGATGTTTCGTCTCTTTATTCATCGTTCGATGTCAGGTATGCGCCGACTGGATCGTATCTGACGAACGGTGGCCCGCTGGGAACGCCGTCATCCGGTACGTTGACGAACGCCACAGGACTTCCGCTTTCAACCGGTGTGACGGGAAACCTTCCGGTAAGCAGGTTGAATTCCGGCACGTCTGCATCTTCAAGCTCTTACTGGCGCGGCGATGGAACGTGGGCAACGCCACCCGGAGCCGGGCCTGGGAAAGGCTATATTTACGGACTTAGCTGCTCCAGCGTTGGAGGCTCGGCACAATTTTCCGTGACGGCCGGCGAAGCCATGAGTAGTAACGGGGCCGATCTGATTTCGGTTCTGACCTCATATGCCAAGGTAGCGACTGCTTCATGGACGGTTGGAAGTGGGGGCGGTGCCCTTGATAGCGGGACCCTGACGGCAGGTACTTGGTATTATATCCACGTCATCAAGCGGCCGGACACCAGCGTTACCGATTTTGCCATCTCCACATCGATTGTAGCCCCGACAACCGGTGGCAGCATCCCGTCTGCCTATACGCTTTCTCAGTGCATTGGAGCTTTCAAGGCCGTTACTGGACCTCTTGTTGAAGGGTTTTCACAGGTCTACAGCAAGTTTTATCACAAGGTCGGCTTTCAGGACTACTCAACGACCATAGGCACATCGCGTTCGCCGCTAACTCTTTCCGCCCCGCCCAATTCGATTGCCATCTTCCGGGCTTCTTTCCTCAACTCAGGGACGGCGGCTGCGACCTGTTTAATCCAGCCAACGGCTGAGACTGATCGCCCTCCCGGTAGCTTTCCTTCATTGGTTCAAGAGACAGCAAACCAGGGCGCTGCAGGTCACTTCGCCATTCCGGTTGATGCTTCGAGCCAAATCGCCGTTAGGGCATCTGTTGCATCTTCCACCATCAGCATCGAAACTTTCGGGTTTGAATTCGCGTGAAGCAGCGGAGGCTTACGGATAAGCTACTAAATCAACGCCCGACCGCTGCGACCCCGGTCGCGTTCATTCGAACCAGTGCAAATGATTTCGTCATTCGCGTTCCGATCGTTAATGGCAGTCCGACGAACGATTTCACTCAATTCGTGGTCAAGAACAAGAATATCGGCGGGAACATGCTCAATCTTGCGAGCATGTATAGTTACGAAGACGGAGTGGTCCGGTGTCAATCTGATTTTTCCATTCATGGCGCGGTCTGGGAATATGCGCACAATGTCGGCCTGACGACTGATCCGCTCGGGCCACTTTGGGGCTTTCAGGGAAACGACCACGGGAATGTTGTCAGTACCGGCTTGACGATCAGCATGGATGGTGGAGGCGATCTTAGCGGAATCGCCATCGGGCTTCCAGTGCTCGGAACATCACTTGTAATCACTCAAAGTTATTCATCGAAACTTCCGAAGAACCCCGCAACTACTTTCGGAACGATCAGCGATATCCACACATTCAATTCAAGCGGCTGCACAGTGGATGTCATCCATACGCCGACATTAGCCAACGCGGGTAATCAAGACTCCTATTCATGCACGTTCCCATTCACTGGACTCAACCGGGGGCAGTTTGGCAACGGCTCTGTCCTCGATGTTACGCCGGTTAACACTGGACAGGGCTTGGATCAGGGGCAGCAATCGATCTTCAAGGGCTGGCACACTGACCGGCCAGACTTGTTTGCAGAAGCGATCTTGGTCAACGGCAATCCGGGGTCTCCGGATATATGGACGAATGTAACAACGCCAAACACGATGATCGTCAATAACACCGGATATTCGAAGGCGTACTTCAGTTACCGGTCAGGAAGTTCAGTGCTGGCCGCGGTGACTAGCACTCACAAATCTCTCTACCGGCTCCGTAAATAACCTCACCTTTCAGCGAGCAAGTATGACCGACACGAACGCGCTTAAGACAGCGAATGCGAAACGCTGGGCAAGCGCCAAGTTAACCCGGAATTTCTCAGGCGTTGCAAAACGGCTGATCGATGCAAAGGCCAGATATCAGGCTGTCTCAGCAAGGACAGGCGTTCCCTGGCCCTTCATCGCCGTGGCCCATGAACGGGAGAGCTCACAGAATTGGTCAGGATCACTGGCCCAAGGTGACCCATGGAATAAGGTTTCCGTCCATGTCCCGGCCGGGCGAGGACCGTTCAAGTCATGGGAGGATGCCGCGGTCGATGCGCTGGTTAATTGCGCGCCCTATGCGGCCCGCAACAAGGACTGGAGCATCGGCGGGACGCTTTCCATGCTCGAGCAGTATAATGGCCTTGGCCAGGCATCCGGACCGTCAGGCTGGGCTGGAAAGCCATACACCCCGGAGCGGAAGCAAAGATTTGCTCCGCAGCCATCCGCCTATATTTGGGCAGGAACGGATCAGTACAAGTCCGGCAAGTACGTTGCCGATCATGTGTACGATTCGACCGTTGTTGATACACAGCTCGGCTGTGCCGGACTCCTGATGGCGATGATGGCGCTTGATCCGACCATCACGTTCACGGGGGCGACGATCATTCCCGGCGCTCCGGCTCCGACTACTCCGGCTCCTGTCCCGGCCCCATCGATCACCAATCCGGCAAAGGGATCGATCGGCGCCTTTATCGCTTCAATCTTCGCGGCAATTTTCAAGAGGAAATCATGATTTTCGGCATCACACTCGCGGTCATTCTCGTAGCCCTGATCTGGTACGCGCTCAAGGGCAGGGAATGGCTCAAGACGAAGCCTTGGGCCGTGAAGTTCTTTGCCTGGATCGAGCCCTTCGAAATTGCGCTATACAAAAAGAGCGAAACGATCCTTGTCGGCAGGCTGCTTTGGGTTGGCGGACTGTTCGTGACGTTCTATGATTCCATCGCAGTGTTCGCTTCGAGCCTCGATCTTACCCCGATCACGACGCGGGTTTTCGATTGGCTGAACATACCGCCTGACATGCGAGGACTTACGGTGAGCGCGCTTGCGGGGATCTTGGGGTTGCTCATCAACAGGCTCCGCAGCCGGGTATCGAAGCCTCTTGAGCTGGTGTCCGTTCCGGACAAGACCGCGGCGGAAAATCCCAAGGTAGCTGAAGCAATAGCGATGGCAGATGCGACGAAAGAGGAAGCAGTTAACGTCGTTGCAGACGCGAAGGTGGCTTAGTCAATGTGGCTTGCCATCATGTCTTTTATCGGAGGACCCGTCATTAAGGGTCTTGTCGATGCCTACAACATGCATTTGAAGGCGACGACGACAGACAAGCAGACTGCATCTGATCTTGCCGGCAAAGAGATCGCAGCGCAGACCGCAGAGACGAACGCCATCTATAATCTCAGGATAGCGCAGATCGGGCATCCATGGGAGCCTGAGAAGATCGCGATGTACATCACGCTTGTTTACTACGCGAAGTGCCTGATTTGGGATAAGGTGATGGGCTACGGAACGACGGATGTTGTTGCTGGGCCAGTCGCCATTTGGGCCGGCCTTATTATGTCGTGGTACTTCGCCAAGCGCGGAGCCGAGAATATCACCTCGATCATCACAAGCATTCGAAAGTAGGCGGCCCGACCTTTCGCGCAAACGATCGGCCGGACCTAACCCATGGCGGGGAACGACCCCCATCACAGGCTGGGAAGAATCCTAGCGGAGAACAATTGCTAGGAGATTAATCGGAATGTCGGTTTACCAGTGGGTGACGTTGGGGCTAGGCGCTCTTGGCTTTCTAGGAACGTGGATACTCGGTGCGTTCTACCTCGGGCGCGCTGTAGAGCAGATGCGAGCTGCTGTCAAAGAATACATAGATGATGAGCGGGACAAAATTATTCACAAGATCGACGCCGTTGAAGAGAAGTTCGTCGCCGATCAGCGAACTCAGGATCACAATTTCGGAGAGGTTGGCGCAGCCATGCGACAGTACATCGCCGATGTAGAAAAGAAGCTCCGCGAAGTCGAAATATACGGGCGCGATAACTACGTGAAAATACCCGACTTTGAAAAGGCTATTGATCGCATGGGTGAAACCATGATGGCGGCGGTAGCCGAGATCAAAGAAGACATGCGCAGACTGTTGAAGCCGACGAACTAATGCCGGTTCTGGTTATCCTGCTGTTGCTCACGGCCGAGCCGAACTGCGAAACCGTCCGATCCCTTGTCACTCAGCACGGAAAGATAGCGGCTTACGCATGGGCATTGGCTCACGGCATAAGCCCGAAAGAGATTGCCCGCATTAGAAAGCAGTGCGGGCTCTAGAACTGCCGGTTTCCTTCCTGCCGGCAGTAGCTCAACCGATCCTCTCTCGGTTGTCTACTTGCCCGGGGCCTAACCAGCTCCGGGCCTTTTTATAGGACACATCATGGCACTTGGCGGAATGGGCGCGATGGGCGCTACCAGGCGGGGCGGCTTTGGGTCTGGGGGTGCCCTTGGGAGATCGGGGACGTCCTCAGGGCCAACTGCACCGGTTCTGGCGATCATATCACTGACGACTGATAACACGCCAGAATTCACGATCGACGTTGACGACACGGTGGTGGCCGGCGATTCGGTCAGACTTCAGGTGCAAGCAGCCGGCGGCGACTGGTCGAGCCCGGTTTCAGACACCACGCACGTCATCACCTCCGGCGAGGACGCGGCTAACGAAGTCGATCTAGCCCTGACGGCTCTTGCAAACGGAAATTACGAGGCGCGCGCCAACGTCACGCATACGACCGTGAGTAGCTGGTCGAACACGGTTTCATTCACGATCGCTGCTGTGAGCAGCAATTTTACGGCAACTTACCTCTCCAGCGCAGCGCAATAAGGAAACGAATATGGTCGACAATAGCTCACTGCCGGTAGCTAGCGGCAACGAAACCTTCGCGAATGATGACATCGGTGGCGTCAAGTATCCGCGACAGAAATCAACGTGGGGGCCGGACGGAACCGCAAACGACACTGACGTGGCGAGCGGGAAGGCTCTCCCGGTACAGCTCCGTAGCGCTACCGGCCTGATCCCAGGCGGAGAACCCACGGATGCCGCAGCAACTGCTACCGACACAACGTCTGTCTCTTGGACCTCCCTATTCAAGCAGATCAGCAAATCAGTGCAGGCACTCGTCACCGGGCGCAATGGGCTTTTCAATACCGGAACCAGCAACAGCGGACTTATCGCGTCATTGCTTTCGCTCCAAACGACTGAATTGAACGCGCTCGCAAATGGCGCGCTAATCGTCAGCTCGGTCGGTGGATCATCCGGAAAATTTACGAACGCCGACACGGGTGCGGCAAAGTTTGGCGAGATTCATTTTACGCTTGGAACAGTAACCACCATGTCCGCGGGAGCTAATCTATCGGGCTGGTTCCTACAATCAAACGACAGTGGGTCCACCTATGAAAGTCTGACTGTTGTCCCACCGCGCCCGCCGGACTTCATCGTCCCGCTCGACGCGACTACCGGCAACAAGATTTATAAGGCCGCCGGTCAGGTCCGCCTGCCAGCCTTGCAGTTCAAGGTGCTCGTACAGAACAACTCGGGTCAGTCGTTCACGGCAACCGGAAACACGCTCAAGCTGGCCCCGATCGCAGAGTTGATCTGATGAACCTTGCATTTCCAGCGGGTCTGGCGCCGGGGTTTGATCCGGCGCATGTGGCGGGGGCCGTTCCTTTGCTTTCGGCAGTTGCCAAGGGGACCGGCGCCATCAATTTACTATCAGGCAAGCAGGGGACTGCTGGCGTCCTTGTCGCTGCGACGGCGGTTATTCACGGGACGATAGGACCGAGTGCAGGGACCGTCGCGGCAACTGGCAATGGCGTGCAATTTTCTGGAATATCGACCGTAAATTTCAGCAACGTAACGTTGGCTGTAATCGCAGTCCCAACCGCCATTGGCGGCGCGACAATGTATTGTGCGGCCGCAGGTGGCACGAATTCTGGATTTGCATTAGGGTGGTCATCGACGGGGCTTTTGCGCTTAGCCTCACAGAGCGTCAACACTTATGTATCGAATATAACTCTAACGGCTGGCGTTCCCTATTTCTTGGCGGCTAGCACGCAGGGCACGCAGTGCGTCTTTGTCGCGGTCAATCTCCTGACTGGGCAGATTTTCACCAACACAGTGGTTACCACCATCGCGTCTAGCGCTCCCAACGGGGCTGCCTCAATGGGCTGGGCAACCTCCGGAGGCTCATCCGCCAACACGGCCGCAATGATGTATTCCGGACAATACAATCCGTTGCAGGCGCTGCTGATTTGGGCGGCTGATCCTTGGTCGTTTTGGTACCCAAACAAATGAGCAGAACAACTGGCAAAACCATTGTTGGCGTCGGTGATGTTCAGGGACCATCGTTCGCCTATCTGAACTTGATGGACGCGTTGGCGTTCAATACTACGCAGAGCGCGTCGTGGCCCGGCCTCTTGAAGGCAAACCAACTCCCAAAGGATGGGTCGTTATCGGTCGAAGTCACCTGGACCATGCCGTCGCCGGCCTTGGACAAATCCTATGCAGGACAGTTCCGCCTCAAATGGACCGGAACAGGGGGGATAAAATTTCAGCTAGGCAGTTCGCAGATGACTGTCCACAGCAACACCGGAACAACCTTTCAGGACAGCACATGGACCTATATCACGGGGACTAACGTGACCGCGATCGTTTCGCGGTCCGCTCTCAGTTCTAGTTTTAGTGGCAGGTTCCCCACGACCACGAACGGAAGTGCTGCACTCACCTACGACAGCTTCGACAATGTTTCGTTCTGCTTATACCAAAATGCCACGCCAGACAATGCCACCCGACTTGATGGCGGCGAACTCATCAACCCTGATTTCGTCGCCATTTATCGAACTCTCAATGTTCGGGGTGTGCGAACGATGGATTGGGGAGGAGCCAATATTGCGGTTGACTCGACGGGGAGCGGTACTGCGCCGGTAACGCAATGGCGCTATCGAACTCCGATGAACGCTGTCGGTCTTGCCAACGCTTACTTTCAAGGCCCCAATACATGGGCAGGCAATATCACAGGCACCGACACCTACACCTCACCAACATTCCCAGATGCGCCAGCGTCGTGGACGCACAACATGACGTGGCAGGGATACTTCTCGAATACAAACACCGTTACTACTCCAACAATTTCTATGACTGGAGTTTCGGGCGGGGCCAAGCCTCTTGTTCGTGTTGCGTACAATTCGGCCGACATTCCCTCAAACAATATCGAAGTCGGAATTTTGAAAACCGATCGACCGGCAACATTTGTCTACGACGCCAATCTTGGTATCGTGATCGTGGGAAAGGCCGGTCTTACTACGTGCGTTCCTATCGAATATCATGTTGCCTTGGCCAATGCAGTCGAATGCGATTTGTGGTCGTGTTTTCCCCACCAGGCAGATGATGATTTTATCACACAGACAACCACGATTGTCCGAAATACTCTGACTTACGATTGGTTCCCTGAGTATTCCAATGAAATGTGGAATACGGGATTTGATTGTCGGTGGTGGGCAAAGCGGATGGGGGTTTTTCTTGGCTTCCCCAATGGTAACAATGAACGTGAGCAGGGCTGGCAAAGCCTGCGGGTTCGCCAGATCAACGGGAATTTGATTCCGGCGGCATGGTCTCCCCGTTCAACTTCGCAACTTAAGCGGGTTGTGGCTTGTCAAGCCACTGCGGGAACTGTATCTGGACAGCAAAAATGGAAGCTTGAAGGGTTTGATCTGATTGGTAGCTCGGGTAATCCGAATTATATCGGGACCGCCTATCCTAATTATCTGGCTTATGTTGGCGGTTCTGACCCTCAATATAATGTCGCCGGAAACCGAGCGATCGATTTTTGCGAAGTTCTTTCTTATGCTATCTATTACAACGGCGCACTGCTCAACGATGGTGGTGGGTATTTTCTTGGTGGCATCTTCTTTAGTGCCGGCGATGTAACCTCGCTGACTGGCGCAGCCGATGCCTATAATGGTGGCGATACAGCCACGGCCTTTGCGTGGCTTGATGCCGACGTGCGGTATGGCACGCGGGCTGGAATCGTCAACAACGCGACCCTTTACGGGTTCGCTTCGATTTCAAACGGGACCGGCGTTTACCCGGCGTGGGAAACTGTCGCGGCTACGCCTGGATATCCAGCGGCCCTGAAAGTCGTGCCGTATGAGGCGGCTTATCAGGCGGTGCCGCCGACGACTGCACAATGTACAACGCTTGGAATTTCGACTTCGTACAGCGCTATCCTGACCTCAATGCTGACCGCTTACAAGAACAGTAGCTCCATGGTTTATTTGGCGCTCGATGTGATGCGCCAATTCAACGGGACTGCGGCTAACAGTTCCCATTACTCATCGCACGGGCTATTGCCGCATTCTGACGGCGCCAACTGGTTCTCGTTGCAGGGGCCGCTCGGCCCATGGTCAATACTATCCGGCTCGATCTACAAGCCGGCATATAAAAGTTACGATGCAATTCAGCTATTCAACAATGCGAAGCGCAGGCTTATTGTAAAAACGTGAGATCACACTTCGTAGAAAGTCTCGAAATACGGGCGTTTTTCTTTCGGTAAATCGTGAGAATACCAGCGCCACTAGGTAGACGAGCACAATGGCTCCAATGAACAGAGCCATCGGATATGCTGCGACTTGCTGGCGCTCTGGGATTAGACCCGCCGATAACGCCGCCGATAGCATGAAGACCATCAGCGGGTGATGGATCACGTATAACGAGAATGAGAAATCGGCCATTTTTTGGTTGAGCGCACCCGGCAATTTTGGTGAGGCAAGATTGTTCGCCAGCGCAAGAGCTAGCGCGCCCCCCATCATGAAATTGATGGAAAGACCAAGGCCCTTATTGCGGGCAAACAGGACCAGGAGAGCCAGCGCCACGGCGCCCGCGTAACTTGCAGATATTGGAATCCACTTCCGGTCAAAGAGCATTCTAGAAGCCGCGCCCATGATCCATATCGGGTAGAAGAACGTAAAGTTCGGGAAGATGTAAATCAGCGCGCCGACCGTGCCGGGCCATAGAACCCATAACGGCGACAATCGCCATCCCGGCATCGCCATTAAAAGCAGTGGGAATGTGATGTAATAAAACCATTCAAAGCCGAGCGACCATAGCGGTCCGTTACTCCCAACCGCAGCGCAAAATTCGGTTTGAAGATTGGCAACATTGCAAGCGATGGTACTGAGACCATGGTTCTGAGAACTAACTAACTTCAGATTTCCCGACCACCCGCCCTGATCATACAGGACGTGCCCCATCGAAAGCTGAGCGCCGAAATAGTCAAGGGTAAGCGTTAGGGCGATGGCCGGTAGTAATACGATGTAGATTCGGCTGACCCGGTGACAGAGATAATCCGGAAAATCTCGAACGCCTTCGACCAGCAGCTTTCCTCCGATCAGATATCCACTGATCACAAAGAATACGACGACAGCTTCATTTCCGAGTGAGGTAATGAAATAGAACGTCTTCGTCGCCAGGAGCCGTGCATCCACATGGCCTTGAAGTATCGATGGTTCAGCGTCGATGAAAAGGAAGCTTCTGAGGTGACAAATTGCAACGAGGGCGGCGCTGGTCCAGCGTAGGAAATCAAGTGTCTGATCTGTTCTGCGCATAATCCCGCCACGCTACCCCACGTTGCCCCTCCCTTCAACCCGGATTCGGGCTGGGGGTTAACGGGGAGGGGGCTTCTTGATCGAGGCGATCTAGCTCGGCAATCTCCTCCTGGCTAAACCAGTCTTCATTGAGGCCGACACAGGGAATGAAGACGGCACCTTCCTCTCGACCGACATGATGGATATAGCGGTGCAAGAGCGATTTATAGTCGATCATTGTCCTGGTCCATGATTCGGTCTAGAGACTAACGTGATTGGGATCTCGTGCCACGCCTCGTTGCTCACTATAGTATAGTAGCCGTCAGTGTAATCGACCCGCTCCTCAGTATAGGTCCGGTGCATCAAACGCCCGCCCCACCATATCAGGTCCGGATTGCTACGAGCCCGTTGTCGGCGCCTTGCACGTTTTGAATTAGGACTTCCCATCTATCTTCCCCTCATTGGCCAGCACCGTCAGGGTGCGATGCCGAATTCAGGTGTTCTCGGGTCGCCTTCATCCTCGTCATCCCATGGCAGATAGTCAGCAAAAGCTTCCAAAGCCATGTCCAGCGCTTTGATATCTTCGTCTGATCGATCGCCATAGGCGACGACGCGGGCGGCTATAATCAGCCGGTCAATCTTGGGTCGCGCAGCGAGAAAATCGGCATAATCTTCGGCGCCGTTCGCATTTGGGTCTGGCATGGCTCTCTCCGTGTTCGCTTAGGACTGCTCAAGTATATTGATCGCTCGCTGAATACCCTTGGCTTCATATTCCATCATCTCAATTTGTTTGAGCAGGCGATCTCGAATATTAATTAGCGTCTGCACCTCAGGACTTCGCGGAAGCGTCCCTTCCGGCCTGATGTTCTTAACGATCTCTAGCGCTTTTTCGGGGTTCATATGCTGTGCCTGTTTAAGATCGCGAGAGCGGAATGCGATCT